CACTTTCAAGTCACTTCACATTCCTAAATCTTAATAATTTGCTTATACACCAACCTACAGAAACAAAGAAAGGCAATCCAAAATAGGGACATCTATGGGGCTAGAAACCAATAGTACATAAATGGGGGCGTAAAATGGGGGTTTTCGGGTAACCAATAGTACATTTTTTACGAACACGCTCCGAACAGTTCATTCTTATAACCGGGTTGATCTCCGGTTTAAGCGCAAACTAAACCGCCTTTAATCCTATTTAAACGCGGTTTTTCAGTGTCCAGAAACGAATAGTACATTTTTTAGTAAAAATGTACTATTTCACCCTTTTAGAGGCAATTAGGTTACAAAAAACAGGCGATTAGATTACAATTAGATTACTGTTATTTATTAGGTATTGAATTCAAGAGAGGTCCGAGTTTTTCTTGTAGATAATTAACCTGCGATTTCAAAAGACGGATATCATCCTGAACCCTATTTGAGTAAGCACCTGAACGATCCATATTCCAAGAGACAACAGCGGAGAATTCCCAAATTTCTAAAAGCTCTGTTCGATCAACTTCAATTTCTAAATACTCTGGATTATCCGAAGTGAAATTAAAACCGACTTTGGTGGCATGATGAAAGCGTTTACAAAACAAGCTTTCAACAGTAACGATAACGTAAATCACCCCCTGTCTCATAAATTGGTGGTTCTCCACATATCGACCAATAACGAAATCTTTATCATGAATCGTGTTCTGCATACTTTGACCGCTAATCTGAAAGCATCTATATGTAGCGTTCCTTAGTTCAGGATAAGGAAGTTGAAGGACAGGCAAATCCGCAAAGTATTCCGGTCTATCAAAGTTGTTAGGATAACCAGCACTGGCGGTTACATCAATTAAAGGAATTGTAGGTTCACCATCACTATCAGTTGTAACGGTTAATATCCTAAAATCCTTTTCAATTAAAGCTTTGTTTTTAACGTTTTTTCGTTCTGACCCATCAGTAATTGATGGTGTAATTGGCTGACCTGTGACAATCCATAGCCTATCAACATCGGGATAAGCTGAGAAAAATTTCTCTAAGAAAGGCTCTGTGACCCCGCTTGTTTTATCTAAAGTACCATTGGGAATACCACTTTTTTTGTAAAAGGCATTTTTACTAATCCCTTGATTATTAAGAAATTCCAATACTCTTGTCTTTATGGGTGAGAAATTTTTCACTACTCCGCTTGCTTATTGAGAAATATTGCTCTATGTTCGCAACGTTATCGTTGCAAATATGAGCAAAAAAGGAACACAAACGAAACCAGGCATACCGAGCAAATTGGTAGCATTCGTACATGGAACTACGGATGTAGCGGTACGCACGGCAAAAAGCCGTAAGTACCCGAAGTTGGAGCGATACGAAGAGACTGAGAAGAATATCTCAAATTACCTCGTGGAGCTAAAGCGAAACCAAAAAGAAGACAATAAATAACTTTGGCAGTACCTATCAACCATATCGCCTATTTAACCTTTACAGAATTTCTGAATACAGGTCTGTATAGTCGTCAGAATCTTCTCAAGAGGATTCATGATGGTAAATACAGTACGATCAAAGATCCATCAGATAAAAGAAAGGTGCTTATAGAGTACTCTTCGCTGCAACCTGATGAAAAGGCAGCGGTAATTACGGCGAATGGAGATCCTTTAGAACAAATAAAGGAGGATCTAAGAAAGAAAGCTGATTCCAAAAAAATCGATTTAGAGACGTTATGGGAGCTAGATCAAAATGATAAGATTTTGATCACAAACACGGATCTATTCACTGAAGAGGAAGGGCATTTAGTTAACGATTTGATCTTAGCCGCTGCCATCTGCCGATGGTATAACGGTATCAAACCTTCACAATGCAAGGAGATCGGGTACAAAAGCAAGTCCGAATTATTCGAAGCCTTGCACCAACATCCTCGGGTGAAGTCACTGGATGGGTTTTACACCGATAATAAAAGGGTATTTCAACGCAGGTTTACCGACTTTAAAAAGAAGGATGTCACTGCCTTAATCAATAAAAACCGTAAGAATCAGAACGCCCTAAAGATCAGGACTCAAGATCAAAAGGACGTTCTTATTAGGCTCTCTGCCAGTCACAAAAACCGTGATATGGTTTGGATAGTGGAGGATTACAATCGGGTGGCCAAAATGAATGAATGGCCAGAGATAACCGAAACCACCGCTTCCGAATTTTTGAACGATGAAGCAAATCTTGAAAACATCCTCTTCAGGAACGGCAAAGGGAAATTCAAATCGGATGTATTGCCTACAATACACCGTGACCGTCCATCAGCTCCAGGATTACTTTGGGAAGGTGATGGAACGCCCTGGGAACTTTACTACCAGTACGAAAGGGATGGTAAGCAATATTACTGGGGTCGAAAAGTGGTTTATTTGGTTTCGGATGCCTTTAATGATTTACCTGTCGGATGGGCAATAGGTGATTCAGAAAACACTGAGCTAATCACAGCTGCCTGGAAGAACGCCATAGAGAATACTGGTATAATGCCATTCCAGATCCGTGTTGACAATTTCGCTCGCAAGGCGTTACAGCCCGTTTACGATCAGATTTGTAAATACTTTATCCCAACAGCTGTAGGAAATGCCAGGGCTAAACTTATTGAACAGATGTTCGGAAGGTTTTCGGCCACTAGGATATTAAAAGAATATCCAAACTGGTCAGGCTGTAACATCACGAACCGAAGGGATAGCAACCAACCAAACCGGGATTTTTTGAACGAGGAAAAAAAGAACTTCCCGGATGAAGTTGGAGTGATCGCCCAGATCAATGAAAGCATCAATAAGTTTAGGAATGCCTTAATCAAGAAAGACAATCTTATACGATTTGAAGCATGGGTAGAAGGTTTAAGAAATGCCAAGCATATCACTTTGGCAGGTAAGCCCGAACTAATAAAGATATTCGGCCAATGGAGGCACAAAATTAAATCAACATATACCTATGAGTTTACCAAAGATGGACTGGAAATGGTCGTTGATGGCGTACATAACTATTATATGGACTGGGATAGTCCTCAAGCTATCCAGAATTATGAAGAGTTATACGGATCGAAAGGATTAGAGGTACAATACCTGCCCGAGGATTTATCAATGATCCGGGTTTGGCATCCAAGGCGCGAAAAGTCCTATATACTGGCAAAAGACCAATTCGTTGCGGGCAGCATTATGGACGCCAAAGATAACCCGGAGCTTGCCAAGCTCTGGATCAAGAAAAAAGAGTTTCACCGTGAATTGATGGGGGCTGTAATCGCCAAGCATGAAAGGGTCATTGCCAACACTGAAAAGGCCATGCAGTCTATGTCGGTAGATGCCCAGGGTGTACTAAAATCTATGTTTTTGGTAGATGGAGGTAATAAACAGTACATCAATGAGGCGAAAGAAGCCCTCAAGAATATGGAAAAAGAAATTAAGGAGCCGACCTACGCGGATCTATATGACGATGCTCCTATTGCAGTAAACAATTTGCCAAACCAGGACGAAGGCGATTTATACGATTGAGATTTAAATACACATACACATGAAAAAGCGAAACAAAAAGAAGCTAAAGGCTTGCTACCAACAAGCAAAGGCACTTCAAGAAGATTTGGACAAGATCTTCAATGAGGAGAACGATAGGTTGGTAAAGAAGGAAGTAATCAACGTGCAAGATTATGACAAGAAATACGAGGATATTGAAAGTATCGAGATTGCACTTATCGATATAGATTCCTCAATCAAATACTTGCAAAGGTTCAAATAAAAATACCCACCGGGTACCACCCCGGCGGGCTGTGCATCAAAAATTTAATTTCAATACACATACACATATACCAAAACTATGACTATTACACATCAGGACAAAGAACTGATCGCAAAAAAAGCCAAAAACCAGGCTGATCAGTATCAATTGAGCCAGGCGAAAGTGGCCATCCAAAGTGGAGTCAACAAAACAACCATCACCTGGATATTCAACGGGCAATGGGAAAATTACAGTATCAGTGATCAAAAATGGATCGAAGTTGCCAGATGGTGTCAGTACGATTTTGATTCCGATGTCTGGAAGATTGACCGGGAAGTTAAAAACTTCAAGCGGTTTTATAAAATGTGCAACCATGCACATTTGAACCAGCGCATGAAAATGATTAGCGACAAACAAGGCCGTTGTAAATCTACAGCTCTGGAAACCTATCGAAATGACAACCGGGCAAACGCTTTTTATCTAGAGTGTGATGATACCATGATCAAAAGTGAATTCCTTAACCGACTTGCCGAGCTACTTGGTGTAAAGGACAGCCTTTCCACCTCCATTGCAGGTAAGCTAAACACAGTTTGCGAGGCTATTCTAAAAGTAAAGAAACCCATCATTTTACTTGATGAATGGAATGAACTGCCCTCTGGTAGTAAAAGGCTAATCAAAACGCTTTGGAACAAAACCGAAGGTCGTTGTGCCTTCGTGATTTGTGGTGGCATGAATTTGAAAAAGGATATGGAGAACGGGGTAAAAAGGGCGAAGCAAAGCTATCAGGAGATTTATAGCCGTGGCGGTGGGACAATACTAACGGGTGTAAAAAATGAAACGGACGATGCTAGCATCAAAAGAAACACCACTGAGATCACAAGGGTATGCCAGGCAAACGGATTAACTAACCCTCACTCCATCGCAAAGATCATTAACAATTTCACCGGAGACTGGAGGGTAGTCCATGAAATGGTGATCGATGAAAAGGCACTAAACCGTAAGAATGCCAGCCTACAAGTTTCACACAAACAAGAAGTAGCCGTATGACAGCGCATCAATTAGCAACCATCTCCACCAATATAAGGGTATGCCAAAACAAACTAGGCTTGTTGCGCTCGGAGCTTTACCGGATGAACCAAGTGACCAGGTTTACAGGGAAAGATGTAGAGGTTGAGAAAATTGACCTCAATAGTGAAATAGAAGCCTTAGAAGCTAAAATAGACCATTGGCAAAAGGCTGTGATATCTGTAAATAAAGAATATTTCAATCAAAATGAAACCAACAACATACGGGGTTAATGATATTCTGAATGCAGAATTCAAATTACTGGAAGATGTAGAACCCTGGGTACAAAATACCCTGGGTGTCCTTCCAGACCCATTTCATATACAAGTGATTGGAAGGCCGAAAAACGGTAAAACCAGCTTTGTGATGCGTTTGGTTAAATCCCTGGCCGTATCAGGATATACAACCTGGTACAACAGCAAAGAGGAGGGCAAATGTAAGACCATACAAGATGCCTATCGGTTGGCAAAGATGAAGGATGTAGCTGGTATGGTGATGCTGGGACAGGATTACTATTTCAATGATATGATGGATTACCTAGCTGGTCCTGGTAAGCGGAAAAAGATCGTTGTAATCGATAGCCTGGATTATGTAAAGCTCACTAAAAAACAATACATCAAATTGACTGAAGCCCATCCGCGTAAAAGCTTTATTGTCGTTTGTTGGGGTCAGCGAAAAGGAAAAGAGTTTGTTTGTGATGACTATTACGGTAATCAACTCAAATATATGATGGGCAGTATCGTAGGCGTGGAAGGGCATATTGTAGAATCGAAGGGTAGATATGGCCCTACCGAACCATTCGCCCTTTGGCCTGAAAAGTACCCTTTACGACGCAAAAGCAATCAACAGCAAATATCATGGTGAACAAAGATAAAATAGCTGAACTGGACATCCGTATAGCTAAAGTAACCCGTCTGACACAAGAGCAAGTGTTTTGGACACGCCTGGAAATGGGCTGCGAGTTTCTTCAGGAATGGATCGGAAGCGAAAACGAAAAACAGATAAGGGACATGGAAGCCACACCGGAATTCTGGTCGTGGTGGCTACAGGTCTGGCATTTGATAGACCTGCGTTTCCTAGGCTTTTATGAAAAGCATGCATCCGAAAGCTATATTGATGAATATCGCAAACATTATCGTGATATGCACCACGCAAGAAACGTAAACATGCGACCGAATAGCCACATAATGGCCAGTTACAGGAAGCGAATTAAAGACCTTACAAGAAGTAAGAAAACAGTATGAGTACAGTACAAACCCGCCCTGCCCGCCTTAAGAAGGTGGCCGGCAAAACACAAAAAACAAAATCAGCTAAAGAACTTGCTTATGAAGCCGCTGATCGTCTGCTCCAGATTAAAACCGAGCAGGATAAATTGAAAATGGAAGCTGACAATCTTATGAAAGAACACATTAATCCATATGGAGATAGCGTGATCGATCAATTTAAGGATGGTAAGTTTTTTATTGATGATGTCGTTATCAACATAAAGAACAACCCGCCTAAGTTGGTAAATGACACTAAGGCTTTGACCAAAGATCAAAGGATTGATTTATGTAACCGGCTTTCCGCTCAATACAAAACAGAATCACCAAGCCTTACCAGTATCCGCAGTGGGTTATCTGCCGATAAGGTGTTACGTAAGACACTCGAAAGCCTTGGGTATACAATAGCCCAGGATACCCGGTACGAAATCAAACGTGCCTAACCCTTGCGCCTAGGCGCAAAAACCGGAGTAGCTTAAATGGCAAAGCAATGGTTGATCTTGGAGGTCTAGAACGAAAAGGTTGTAATTCCTGTGAGCGAAGGCAAAGTTGCGGGTTCGAATCCCGCCTCCGGTTCCAATTTTAAATACACATACACATGAACACCGAAACAAAAGCGCCTATACCAGGGCGCGACCAGTACTATGAACACTCATTTGAGTTTACCAGCAACTGGAACAATAAGCTTGATTGTGATTGCTTCTCAACTATTAGGCTGCACAATCCTAATAAGCATGTAATGGGTAGGGTTTACCATATCGTCCTAAACAAACACCTCAAGCTTTACCCGGCTGAATTGGTCTATATAACAACCATCACACTCGATAAAATGACCGAGGGTATGGCCTATCTGGATACAGGGTATAACCTAAAGGAAATGAAGGATATCATTTTCAAAATGTACAACAAAAAAGTGCATAATATTAAGACCCAGAAGTTTGATTTTATCATTCTGCGATACAGGAAAGAAATGCCACTATACAAGCAACAGGCATTTGATTTTAACAAGGGAGTTAGAAAGTTATCGTAATGGGAGTCAGAGAAATAACCCAAGGTCAAATTGGGTACCTGAAGGGACTCCATAAACAGCATGGTATGGAGGTGGAAAGCGCAGAACTGAAGCTTTTAAGCTTTGATGAAGCTAATGTAATGATAAAGAAATTACGTGGCGACAAAGGGGCAAAGGAAGATGAAGCCCGTGAAAGAATGGGAAAAAAGATAATCCACTTTTGCTGCTTATTAGGAATGACCAATGGATTAGGTGAAGCGGACTACGGCAGGATCAATACATTCATTGAAAACATAGGTTCCAAGAACCCGCGAAAGGTCAAGCTCTGGCACCTCCGATATAAAGAGATGTATGCGGTTTTAAACCAGGTTGAAAAAATGTATGAGAAGGAATTAAATGGGGTTAGGGATGAGCCAGATCAAGATAAAAATTGAAGCCAATTACGGAGTTGATGGCGATGTCAGTAATCGAAACAGGCCTTTTCTCGAAGGTTACATTCAACAAATGTTGAAAGGTTTGGAATTAAGGATCGACACTAACATTCGTGAAGTAACCGAAAGTCATACCCAAGTGAATATTAAAGTTGTAGTTGATAACAATGAAGATAAAAGCACTGATAAAATACCTCCAAAATGACCATTACCCGCCTGGTAAGCAAAAGGTGATCAACGAGGTAATTGAAGTCTTGGAACTTGCAGATAAGTTCAACCTGATACCAGCCGAAATTGACCCTTCTACTTATCAGGAGTTTGTAAAGTCTTACTATGCTTTTAGAAAGGAAAGGGGCAATACTCCACGATTGACACCGGCAGCGGGCAAAGCACTTAAGGATATAATCCGTTACCTGTTGCAGGTTGAAAAGATAGGCGGTGACCCACAAAAGGCCTTGGAAGGATGGAACTACATCCTGAAGCATTGGAACTACCTCAATGAGTTTTTACAAAGCCAGGTAGGATTAACACAGATCAATAAACACCTAGAAGAAATAATCGACAAACTCACCCATGCTGAAAGTACAAAAAAACGAGCTAGCACCAACGCAAAAAGCGAGCTTGAGAAGCATCTTAAGCAGAGAAAACGAGGGATATGAGTTAGCGGCTTTTGTAGGTAAACTAAACCCATTGAAAATGGCTACCCAGGAGCTAAACCGTGCAGATCTGGAAAATACATTGACCTATTTGAGGAACAGGTACAAAGCCAGCAAAACAGAGGAGGACCGAGCGTATTACGAATCTAAAGGACTGGAGTTAAAAGAAAAGTTGGATCTAATCCCGGTGAATCAAACGATTGGGCAATTGGCCAAGATAGACCGGGACGAACTTACCGGAAACCTTACCCTCCTGATCCTGAACCTCGACAAGAACCTGAACATAAACAAAGGGCTAACCATCGACCAGATAAAAGATGTGAGTTACACGCTTTGCGAGTATGCAAAGAACCTTACCCTGGAAGATATAGCACTTTGTCTTCATCAAATTAAGATTGGGAAGCGTGGGAAGATCTACGATAGGTTAGACCCAATAATGCTTTACAATTTTATTGAAGATTACCAAGAAGAGAAGATCGCGCTGCGGGCTAAATGCTCTCAGAATGCCCACCTAAGGACTAAAGAAAGTGGGAGCACCTACAACCCTAAGCACTCGGACCTGGTCGATTCAATTTCAAATGATCGGGCTAGCATCCAAAAGGAGAGGCAGCTTAGAAAATCGGATAATGCCTTCAGAGCATATCAACAACAATATCTAAGAAATAACAAAAAGAACAATGAGTTATAAAAGAAGTGTAAACAACACAATGGTTGAACTTGGTAACCTAAAGAAGTCAACCGCGCGTAACATACGCGATCATCATCAATTACAAGCTGTTTTAAAGGATCAGGATCCACAAATATTTGCTATTTGGACAAAGCGAAGTTCAGATAAGGTAGATGCTATAGTTCTTGCAGATGAGGTTGAATTTGGAGCTATGCTAACACATGTATTTGCCCACTACCCTGTAATTAAAGGTATGGCAAAACTGGCATTATCAACAGTAGATCAGTTGGAAAAAGAGAACGAAAAATAGGTTTTTAACTAATATAATAGACTACTATGAAAACGATTGAAGAAAATTGGGAAAAAATAGACGCGGTTGAGAATAAACTTAAGGAACATTTCAAAACTGATGAAGGTGGGTTCGGCCTAGGTGGTATGACACTTACTGGTGGAAAAGTTTGCTATGTATCCTTTAAGTACCATAAAAAGAAGAGGGACGGTAGCCACTCCGATAGACAGTATGAGGAAAGGGTTGCAGCTAGATATTGCCCTTTTAGCGGGAAACCCTTATATGAATTTGAAAAATAATTAAAATACAACCCCTGAACAGAAAACACCCGGATCGTGACCGGGCAGGGGTTCTAATCATAATATTAATTCAATGACCAGAGAAGAAATAAAGACTTCGGTATCAGACCTTAAGGAAATCCTCGATTATACCCAACTACACTTGGATATTTGCAAAATCAAAGAGCTTATGTTTTGTGACGAGGATAGGCAGTATGTTGAAGAACTATCCTATGTGTGTGTCAATAAGCGTAGAAAGAAATTCAGTTACGTAATAAAAGGCTATCACACTTGGAAGGAAGTTCATTACGATGACGGTACCGGTGAACGCCATATCATGAATCGGAAAGCATTAGTTAGAGTAGATAACGATTGGTTGTATCCATATGATGCACTTCCCAGACTAGATTATCAAAGTGTAAGTTTGCCACAAACCCCTGCACAGAAAACACCCGGATCGTGACCGGGCAGGGGTTCAAATTATACTATTATGCAACAACCCAAATACTACGTAGAAGCTTACCATGAGTCCAAGGACGATTGGCACCTATTGGAAACTTACAATGATTTTGATCAGGCTTTCAACTATGCCTGTGGTTTTAAACACACTCGTAGACGGGTGAGAAAAGATAATTGTGTTGTGGTTATTCTTTACCCTGTCCCAGATATTAGGTAAATAAATTTACCTACTTTTTGAGGTCAAGATTCGTCCACCAGTGCGTTTTGAGAAGGGTTTTCGAATTTTCTACCCATTACCTCTCACCAAAAATGTAAATGGATTTACCTACTTTTTTAATCCAAGATTAACCAACGCTAAACCAAAAGACCCAGCCTGCAAATCTTCCAACATTGCACTATTAAAATATTATCCATACCTTTGGGGTGTCAAAGCTTATTAGTAAAGGGATCGACACCCCTTCAAAAAACGTCGGGGCTTTTTTGTGCCCTGGAGTAAGGAACGGTGTCGTAACCCCGTGCATGTGTTATAATGACTCATTGCAAGTCCTTTACTAAGGCTTTGACAGCGGGAAGTGCGATACCGTTTTTTATTGCACAAAATGTCAAAATTTAGTAAAATGACCAATCAAGTCATTCCCATTCGGGAAAAAGAAGGGCAACAAGTCGTAGATGCCCGAGAATTACACAATTATTTAGAAGTAGGTAAACGATTTACCACCTGGATTCAAGATCGAATAAATGATTTTGGTTTTGCTGAAGGTGAGGACTACTTCCCAAATTTGGGAATCGGCCAGAATGCAGGAAACGGCGTTTTTGCCCAGTTCCAAAGGAGAAAGGATTATATTCTTACTTTAGATATGGCCAAAGAATTGGCAATGGTCGAAAGATCGGAAAAAGGCCGTCAAGCCCGCAGGTACTTTATCGAAATCGAAAAGAAAATGCGGGAATTGGTTAATCCCAGTCCGGCAAAGTTGCCTAATATCCCTTTGGCCAGTCAGAAAACCGCAGACGAAAGGGTGATCCGTGATGAGATTGCCTACTCGAAAAACTACATCAATAAAGCAAACCGGAAACTAAAGGCAGAGGAAGCCAAACCGAGGATTTGCGATCACTGTGGGCAGTATTGTAGGAATAAACATGCTTACAATACCCATTTGGGCAATTGTGCAGCCTATCAGGCCAAAAAGCTAAAGGCTAATATGTTGGTGAGCCAAACCCACGGTGAAGCATGATGCCGTCGATTGTAGTCCCTGAAAGTGAACTTTCCAGGAAAGAACTTTTGGAGCTTTTGGACGAACTAATTGTGGAATATGCGCTACTTGCCCTTCGTGATCCTGAACATGCAGGTCCGAATGATAAAGTAGCCAAGCATTTGTTCTACCTAAGCATGATCAAAAATAGCGTAAAGAGCGCTCAATAATTATATTTACAAAACACCAAGCCTACATTGTAATGATGTGGGCTTTTTAAATTCAACCACTATGAAAAATTCAAATGACAAAGAAATACCAGAGCTAACCACAGGTAAAAAGATAGCTATGACTTTCGGACTTAGTGTAATGGCGTTATTTCTATATTTTGTTCTATTTGCTGGACCTGAACAAGTAGAGCGAGAAAAAGCAATAAGAGATTCGCTAGAACAGGTACATAATAGGCTTGATGATTATGATGATTCTATTCGCTATGTTTACGATAAACTACGATTCAAAGCGGTAATTAATTCTGCTAATGATGTAAAAGCTCTTCTGGTCGCGCCAGATCAGTCAGATGTACCTTCATATTATGACGATCATCTTTTTAATGTTAGTATGGGTGCCGATACCATGATGAAAGTTAGTTTTGTTGTAGGGGCAATGAACAGGTTAGGTGTAAAATCAAATGTCAGATTCAATATGAATTACTTAATTGTAGGAGATCCTTATTCTGATTCAGAGGATTCATACGACCTATTATTTTATGATCATTCTGTAAAACATTGACTATGCTATTAGCATAAAAGCCTTCAAAACTTATTGAAGGCTTTTTTTATGTCTTTTTTAGTCCTATATTTGTTTTAATTGTACATTTTTATTAAGAAAAGGGTATGCGGAACCTGGATAACCTTACCAGGAGAAATAATGACATTGGCAATTACTTCAACCAGAAGTATAAAGAAATGGAGCATGGCACACATGCAGCCCGTTACAATGTTGCCTTGCATGCAACCGCAGCCCGCTTTTACCTTTCTATTCGTACGGTTTCGCGTGTACTCAAAAACCCTTCTGCGCACTTATCAGAAAGTAGCCTTTTAGAAGTTGCTTAACTTATAATATATTTCGTATTCGATGTATTATCCCACGGGTTCAGTTCGTCTTTCACCTCTTTCTCAATACCTATGCTAACATCTTCCGAAGATTCTACAAAAGCCCGGTAACTATCGGCTTCGGTATCGGTGTAGTTAATTATATACTCAATAATATGAACCGGAAACCCATCGTGGTCTGTTTCGGTCTCCCTGGCCAGTCGGTACAATTTGCCAGTACCATCTATTTGTACGCTACTTACTATTGAGTTGATTGCTGAAAGGTACTTTAGGTGTCCTATGGCATTTTGCCGATTCTGACTATTACTGGAGCTGGTACCTTTGGCTTCCTGTTCTATGTGGATTCTAATTGTGTCCTCCGTATTATCCATCCTTCGGCCTTCGTGGGTGTATTGTGCATTACCGAATTCAATAAAAACCGCTGGTAAAGGATAAGCTTCCTCATCCTCTTCACGGTTATACTGGTTATTGAACAATGCAACTGTCGCCACATTGTCCAGGTTTTTGCTATCCAGATAGGCGTTTGCATTTGCACTTCTTAGCTCTGTGTTCAGGGCTTCAAAAATTTGATATTCCATTTACCTATGGTTTAAACTCGTTTTAAAAACTTCAATTCTTTTTTGATCTGGGCTTCCAGGTTCTTTTCAATTCGTTTTTCCAGAAAGCGGCTTTTGCCCATAAAAGTCCTTGCTTCCTGACTTACCTTCAACGTCCTTTTGTGTGCTGAACGGGTATGTTCCTTTACCGTTACATTTTTACCTCGCTGCCTTCGTCGGTGTTTTCGTACCTTATGTTCTTTTACGCTTTGGTTTACTGTGCCTGTGAAACCTTCATTGAACCGCTGTGCATAGGGTACATCTGTGGCAATATATACATACCTTTGTGTTTTTGCCCTGACCCTTATGGATCGGCGCAACCGTCCGGTTTTGACCCCTACAGCCCTACGACGTTTATTTTTGTCCTGCCTTACCCGGCCTGGCCAGCGTTCATAGCTTTTATCTATAAAACCCTGCCTTTTGAAGGATTGCTTATAAAAATCAACCGCCAGCCCTCCTATCAAGATAGGGGACTGACGGTAAACTTTGACCAATGCCCTTTGCAATTTGATTTCCTCAATCATTAGCCGAGGCTTTGTTCAGTTTTACGAACAGCATTTAGTAAGATTTCCATCAGGGCATCTTCGATATTGGCAGCCGAATCCTGAATATTCTGGGTTACCAGGTTAATTCCACCTTCATTAAGCTTGTCAATGTTGACTGTAATGTTCCTAGTCTGTCCCGATCCGGAACCTATACCTACATTATTAGTTGGTGTAGTTGGTATTGGAGCCGTTGGAGTAAAGGAAGTAGTTGTATCGAGGACCCAACCTGTTGGATCAGGATCCGGTGCAGGGGTATTTAATTTTAGCTTTTCTCTCAACTCTTTAGTTTTATCAGCTGATTTTTCAAATCCCTTGTCAAATGAATCAAATAAATCAAAATTACTAAATGTAGACTTTAAACCATCCCAGGCATCGCCAATCGCATCAAAGTTCTTTGTTATTAATGCTGTGAATACTGAGGCTGCAAAATTTCCGATTTCACGTAACACTGGCATAAATTCCATAAATACATTTAATAGACCATCTACACTATGTCGAAAAAATCCCCATTCCTTATAAAGGATTATTGCGCCAGCAATAACAGCTGCAATCCAACCAACGATTGGAATGGAAAAGAAGGCAACCTTTACAGCGTTGAGTGCACCTGCCCATGAGAAGGTTGCCAACGATAACCCAGCCATCTTGATTGTTGCCATTACGGCATTGAACGATGCGATTGCAAAAGTTTGAACCATATTCGCCTTTAATAAAACAAAAGCAACCCCCAGGCCTTCTATACCCCATCTAAAATACTTAATATTCTCAGTAATTGTATTGAACCCGGTTTTTAGAAATTCTATCCCATTTGCCAAGGTTTCATTAAAAAACAGATGAACCTTCAGCTTTATAATATCCCATCTATCAATTATTGGTTTCAAAATTTCAGCGTATCGGTTTTGCTGATCAATTATCTTACCATGTAATTCTAGCATTTTCAGCTGTTGCAATTGGGCTCCCGTAAAGGATTCTTTAATCTTCTCCAAGCTGAGTTCGGTACCGCCTAGTTTTTCAAGGAACCTAAACCCGGCGTCCTCCCCTGCGCCACCAAACAGATTGGCCATAATAGTTTGTCGGGCTTGTGTACTTGCGCCTTTCATAGTTGCCACAACTTTACGAAGTCCATCAAAACTTGTCATGGTTCCGTTATCCAGTTGTTTAAGCATTTCTTTTCCGGATAAACCTATTCCTTTCAGCGCTTCATTTCCGGCAGGGGTCATTTCCTTCAAACGAAGTTTGAATTCTTTTATAGCATCCAAACCTTTGTCACCAAATACACCCTCCTTTTGCTGCATTATGGCCAAGGCGGTAAACTGATCCATACTTAATCCGGCTTCTTTCATTTGCACCGAATATTCCTTAAACTGGTCAATATCGATTAAACCATTGGTGGCAACCAGGGCGGTTTGCAATCCATTTATACTATCACCAACCTTTACACCCATCGATTCAAATTCCTTAGTCATGGTGTTTGCAGCCTGTGAAATTTGCTTTACATCGGTACCAAATACCTTGTTAAGTGCCATGATCTGGGCGGTAGAATCTGCGGTGGCCTGTCCGGTTGTACCCAGGATGTTTTGAACCAAGGTCTGGTTTTTCTTTAACTCCCGGGTACTATCATTTAAATAATTGCCCAAACTAAACAATGCCACACCAAACCCGGCGACGGCAGCGGTACCGAGGACATAGGGGTTTGTCATCAACTCGGTAAAACGCCCGAGCATGGGGAACTGGGTTTCAATTGCATCGAACAATGCTATATTTTTTAGCTTAAAAGCGTCCAGGTTGGGCAATAGCCCACGAAACCCCGCTTTAAAGGATTGGAAATACTCCATGCTTTGGAGCTTCATTTGTTTTTGTAACTCCCTGATCCCTCCTAGTCGTTCTCTTAGGGCTTTAAGGGGAGACTGGAACCGGTCTTGGATATCAAAACGGATTCCTATGCGGATTCCTCTCATCTTTGTAACTTTGATTTTGATTAAACGTTGTTAGTATATATGTTTGGTTTAAATCGGTTTCGGTCGATTCCTCGCATAAATAAAACCCAGTCTCAGGGCCTCATCAGCTTAAGGGAGGCTGGGTTTCTTTTTTATATCCTATCCACATAGTGCAAAACACCCCGTCGGCGGTCTGTAAGGTTGTTTTTCTCTACATCGTAAATTGTCACAAACCTTAGTTGGTCATTATCTGGCTCAACTACAACTACTACCGGGGTTTCGTTATAATACTTGATATAGCGGTAGGCAAAAGCTTTAGTCCGTTGTTTGCCCGAATGGTCATCGCTAAATATTTCGTCCGGCTGGGCTAATACGTCGAGTATACTTGGAGCCAGGTTAAAGCGTTTTACATGCTTTTTTGCTTCCTGGTCGAATACCACAGGTCGCTTGAGTACATCGGTAACTGAGAAAGATCCATCTGAACCTTTGTAATCCTTTTGCCACTTATCGAACAATTGATCCCATTCTGAACGATCCTTTAACCCAGGTTTAAGTGGGCTTAAAGTACCTTTTGAATAGATTTTATTCGGGTCTCGTAATCCGTAATCTTTAACTGCATCTAATCGGTTAAACTTCTTTTTATTGAAATAGCCGTGGTTCCTTTTGTATGCCATACCGTCAACCGATGGGTTCCCAAAGAATGGGGATTTTTTGCCTACGGCTTGTTTTGCCCGTTCAATAGCTTGCATTCTTGGGGTACCACGCCCGCCACGTTCTTGCCTAATATCACATCTGCAATTATGGTCTATCGGTGGCCAATACTTAGTCCAAAACCGATCATTGGCCGGTAATTTGACACCATCAAGCTTTTTATGGTCATCGCGGGTTCGTTCGTCGTTTACTGCATCCCAAACCAACATTTTAAAAACACCAGCCTGTTTTTGTACTTCTTGCCAACGCCTGGCCATTTGTCCGGAACTTACCACTGTATTATATTCAGTCTCCAGATAGTTGACATTATAAGTCTGGTTTAGCTTGTCTACCTGATCCATATATTCCTCAAAGGTTCGGATCTTGTCTTTATCTACTACCAGGTTGCTTAGCTCCTTTAATTGGACTAAACTTTTTGCATGGCTAAACGCAAATACATTCGCACGGATAAAGCTGATCGCTGCATAATCCGGTTTTTCATATTGGATCAACGGCTGTTCAAATCCACCCATCAGTAGTTTGGCGGTTTCCAGTGTAAGATTGGTCAAACGGGTTCCCACGTCATTTTTCCAAAACCCGGTGGCCAGGTCTTTCAAAGCTTTTACCACCGGGTTGTTTTTTAGGGATGCTGTCGGGTGGTCGTGGTCATGGACGCAGCTTATACTATTATATATAGTATCGCAATAATCACGGATGGCCCTGGGATCGATATCAGATCCCAGGGCTATTGCTTTGGGGCATCTTCCTTTTCTTCAGGTTGGGCAAACCCTCCAAATTGCTTACGACCATTTACAGGTGTGCCGTAAGTTTCCTCTATATAGTCGGGATCAATCTCAAAGTCCTGGCTGATCCACTGGTCAATCGCTAACTGGCTATCGGCTAATTTCAGTTTAGAACTCATATTGAACCTTACACCTTTGCCTTGTAATGGATAGCCCCATTCGGTCAAGAAAGGAAAGATCCGGTCGTTCCATATATGCTCACAAAAACGAACATCGGATTTTAGCAAATCATTTTTACTACGTTCGTGGACTTCGGCAGATCCTACCAGTGCCTTTTCGTCGGTATTTCCGGTTCCACCTAAAAAGAGCTTACTATTTTGTTCATCGGCAAACTTTGCAGCCTGGTGGAAAAGGTTATAAACGTCCGTGTTTTTCATTTCATGGACATTTAAGTCAGTCCCTTCAGGAAATACGCCTCCCAGGTTTGAAGATATGGAGCGAATGTTTTCTTCTATTTTGTCCCAAACCTTATCGTCCCGGCTGGTAGTGGTTGCCGTTACCGGAGGGATTCCAAATATGTCCTGGTAACGTGACCAATGGTTAATGGCATACTTTTTAAATATGGTCATCCTACTAGCCTGTTGTAACAAGCCGAGCTCCTGTGTATCGATAAGGATATAAAAACGGTTGTAGGGGTCATCATCAAGATAAACCATGTCATCACCATCCACATCTGGACGCACGGCACAGAACTCCGGGACTACATGTTCGCGTGGGAAACAAGAAACCTCACCGACCTTCCAGGCTGTTTCAGATCCATCTTTAAGAAAGTCGAATTTTAGTAAGGTATAACCGTAGGCAATTGATTCAAGGATCAGGCGGTTTGTTTTGTAAAACCAGATCTTATTAATTAATGGGGTCAGGTCTTCATCAACTTCTCCGGAGTCCAGGTCAAATATTTCAGCGGGCAAATTCTGAAGGTTGAGAAAACGGGTTTGCAATACGGTTTGCAGGTGAGGGTCTAATAACGCATCGGAATAAACATCCATCAGTTCTACCCGGCTGGGGCGTTCGATATCTATTGCATAATGATGCGCCTGTCTCCAGGTCTTTACTTCAACCCTACTCAATACCTTTTGGTACTTCATCAGCTTTATAAAAGCTTCGTTTTTGACTGACTTCGAAATTTGCGCCCTAAGCGTTTCTTTCCTGATTGCGTAGTTATAGACTAGTTTGTCAATTGCGTTCATTTAAACCAACTTTAAACCGGGTTCACGGCGATGTTTTACACTAAATGGGAGCTTAGTAATAATGTGAGTCAGGAAAGCCGCTCCACATGCGCAATCCCAAGTTATTTTCAGTACCAAGGTTACCTTCCTTTTTTGGCCAGTCCGGACTAATCAAATCCTGTTGGACATCACGGAAAAAGTCACGGGCTTCTTTATACTGTTCGAACCGGTCCTCTGGCACTTGCCTCTTGGCAATCCGGGTGAAAAGGTTGTACAAAACGAAGTAGATACAATACTCCACCAGCGTTTCGTCCCGGATATCATTGTCGGTTCCTGCGTCAGTATCCAATACAGGTACAAACATTTGATCTACATCGTAGCGTGCAGATACAAACTTTTTTACTTTACCGATGGCCATCCGTTCAGCTGTTTTGAGTGTATCGGCATCGCCACCGGTTATAAAATTCAATTCTTCGTCATTGATCACAGTCCTGTAATCAATGTCATGGATAAATTTTGTTGCCATGTTTAGTCTACAAATTCTGTTTTCCTTTCGATAGTCCTGATCCGGTCTAGGTTGTTAGCACCTAAACGGCGCAATTGAAAAATTCCACCTTCAATTGAATCGGGCGGGTCATCGGGTGCACCGCTACCTTTTTCGAAGGCCAATAAGCAATCTTTAAGGGTGAGAAAGTCAGGATCCTTTTTCTTTTTGGCATTGAACCACAGATACCCACGTTGAAAAATGGGAACCATGTTTTCTATACGGTCAAACTTGGGTCCTTTGCTCCTTTTGTCCGCACGAATGGGTAAGTAGTAACCGCGAACGTCCCCTTCCTCATCAAAATCGTTCAGGAACATTTCCTGGATAAAGTTGGCTTCGATGTAGTAGACTACATCCAGCCCTCGCAGCTTGTCTTCGTACAAATCATACACCCAGCGCACAAGGTTAGTAGTTGATGTCTGGCGGTTGAAAAATTCCAAAACGTGGATCTCCCTTCCTTTCTGGCCTAATAGGTGGATTGATTTAAGGTCTCCGGTGTCTGTATAGCTTAAGTCACCGTACATTAATAAGCGGTCGTAATCCTGATAAGGTAGCGGATCTGCAAACCTGATCCATTCTGGCTTAAAGATATATCCGTCCTCTATCGGGTTGTTCATGTATTCCCGTTCCCAGACCCGGTAAGTTTTATTCTCCTTTTTCTTTTTCCAGTATGAATCGGAGTAACGTTCAGGCCAGGTAGATTTACCTTTTTTGTTTACAGCGTTTACAATAGAAAGTTTGGTCGATGGCTTTTTACCAATCTCATCAATAACGGTGTCAAGTACCCCACCTTTTACCTTTCTATTGTTATTGATCACCAACCTTTGGCGTTCGAAGTTCATGGCCTCCGATAAGTTAGAGATGATATTGTCAACTGCTTCCCGTACAATTACCTTGTTCCTGGCTTTTTTACGGTTGTCAACATCATCCACCGAGCAATAGTCGGGTCGGTTTGCTCCTTCACGTAACCCGGCAGGATCTTGTATGTATGATAAAGATTCAAAAGCTACACCTTTAGTAGTTACAAAAGAACCTTCCGCCCAATCGCCGTGAGAAAACTGTTTACCAAAATCATTAATGATCCTTTGGTTTTTCTGCAATTGTGCCTGTGCATCTTTTAAAAGACGGGATGCCTTCTTTTCATTGAATCCCATCACTATCATAAACCAGACTTCATCGTTGAACATAAGATGAAGCGGATAGCCCATATTCCCATGTGTCGATTTAGCCGATTGACGATGGTGGACCTGCAATAAAGTTGTTATCCGGTTATTGTGCAGGTGTACCGCATTCTTTACCTGATATTTGGCGCAATGAGTCCGGCCATTATCACAATAATGTGGGAAGTAGTACATAAAAAACTCCCCATAATTTTCAGGTTTTAGCAAATGGGCTACCCTTTCTTTTCGCTCATCTTTGGATTCATACAATTTGTGTGAGGTGGATTTTTGAACCAATTCACAATACTTCAACCACTTATCGTACTCCTCCTGTGAAATGCCTTTGATCCTAGCCATTGATTTTTGTGTTTATAAAGTCCTTCATAAACAGGTTTAAGAGCTTGGCACTTTCCAGACCGTTCACGGTTTTGGAACCGGCATCAGTAGTGCAGGATTTTTCAACGTTACTAATGGAAAAAAGGTAATCGGTAAATTCCTGAAATACCTCTATATAATTAAAGAGGTAAAGTTCCTTGCCCCGGAGCTTTTCTATTGCAGCTGCAATCTTTGCGATCTTGTCTGCGTTATCGACCATTTTTTTTCCATCGTCTTCGGTCGACAGGTCATATAACCGCTGGTTTAGTGCCGATATAATCTTAGGGGTAGTTATAGAAGCTTGTTTCTTTTCTTCTTCCCAATTGCCTTTATCAGCCCAATCGCGTAGGGTTTTATCTGTGATCCCGCACATATCACAGATTTCCGATTTGTTGAAATTACTGTAAACGTAAAGGTCATGCGCCTTTGGTTTTACGTGGTCTTTTGAATGCGCCATGACCAAAAGAAGCATTTTTTAGCCCAATTTTCTTCACGAAAAAACCTTAATGGCGTGAATCTCGCCATCATGGCGTGAAACTCGCCATTAAGGGAAATCCGATTTGCTACAGCTCAATTAAAAGGGTTCTTTTGAAACTCATGACACCGGCGACGGTAGGAAAAATCTAAAAGGCAAATGGGCTGGACAGGAGAAATTTTAGCTAAAAAAGAAAGAAAGGCCGAGTGGCGGTTGATCGGGAGTATTTCCACTTGGGGCGATATAAACCCCAAGGAATTCAACCGCGATATCTCCAAACTCGAGGCTTCCAACGATGAGGCTGAATTGATTATCCATTGCCCAGGGGGGAGCGTGTTCGATGGTTTGCAGATCTTCAACCGGATGAACTCGAGCAAACTCTTGATCAACACCAATGTAGAAGGACTGGCTGCAAGTATGGGTAGTGTACTTGCTATGGCCGGCACCCACCGAAAAATGGCCTCGACTGCCCGCATAATGATCCATCAAGGTACGCTTTATACCAAAGGGTCAGGCAACGAACTAATAGAACAAGGCAAGCGGCTCAACCAGATAAACGAGACCCTTGCGGAGATTTATGCCGAGGCCATTTCCCATAAACATCCCGAACGGGACAAAAAATGGGTATTGGAAAACTGGATGGTGGATGGAAAGGACAAATGGTTTACGGCCACCCAGGCTTTGGAGGCTGGATTGGTACACGAAGTGTACACAGGGAAATTAAAGGATATCCCTGTAAAGGCCAGCTTCGATGAGGTAGTTGCTTTTTATGATAATTCCTTAGTTGCCTTAGCACAAAAAAACGAGGGCAAAGAACAGCCCAAAGGTCAAAATGACAATCAAATGAAAAAAGAACAACTGTTGTTGATGCTGGCCGGGCTTGGCATCACCTTCGAAAATGTGACGGCAGAATCGGACGATGATGCTTTTAATTCTGCCTTAAAAGGCAAGATTGCCGAATTACAAGCCAAGGCCAAAAACACCCAGGCACTACAGGCGCGAATTGACGAACTGGAAGGTAACCAGCTTGAAGATGAGCTAGACAAAGCGGTTTTAGCCGGGAAAATTTCCGAAACCCAAAAAGGCCACTATCAAAAAATGGCGGATTCTATGGGAAAGGATGCCGTGGTTGCTGCACTTCAGGAAATCAATGTGCCTTCAGCGGACATCCCCACCAAAAAAAGGATTCCAAAACAAACGGATAGCCCAATTGCAGCCGGGCGTGAAAAATGGAACCTACAGGCGTGGGAAAAGCACGATCCTGAAGGTTTGGAGAAACTTATTGAGGAAGATGAGCAGGCCTACCAAGCTTTATTGGATAGTTACGATCCCGAGGCCGAACCTACCAAATAAACACCACTGCGAAACGATAGAGTAAACCAATTTTAAAACGTTTTTTATTCAAAATACATGGATATTCAAAATCAAATTGCAGCGGCGCAGACCATCTACGCTAAAGAGCTGATCAGCCATATTTACCCTAAAGGGGACTGGATTTCCAAATCCCGAAATGATAGTAAATATGTAAACGGGGCTATGGTGCAGCGTAGCATCAATAGTTCGAAGCCGAAAGTTCGTAGGAATAAGACCAGCCTAAAGGTTGATCCGGTTCGTAAGACCTATGGTAAAAAAAGCTATCCTATCCATGAGTTTTCTACTGATCCCGATGCTATTGTCTTTACCGAAAAGATGCTGACACAACCTGACTTGAGGGTTGAAGCTATGAAGGATCATAAGGAAGTCTTGATCATAGAATCAAGAATGTACCTTAAATCTGTTTGGGCTGCGACTAATGCAGATCGCATCATTAGGACTTCAGGTGTAAGCCGGTCGGCAAAGGCTACTGATGCCACAGGTACTAGAAACGCCCCAACTTACGATGATTTGTTAAACCAATTCGACCAGGCCAATCAGGATAGAATGCCTATGAAAGGGCGTCAATTACTTATCCCAGTTACCTGGGTTCCTGTTTTCCTGAAAATGGACGAATTCACAAGGTATGATTTTATATCTGATCGAAATGGAATGCCGGTGAAAACTGGTGTGATTGGAGATATACTAGGTGCCGAGGTTTGGGTTGATATGGATGATTATCAATTAGAATACAATAATGCTTCGACACCTGTACCGCAAATGCTCAGTCCTTTAGATGATGGTTCGGTGAACGGTGTGGAATACGTAGGTGCAGCTTCGAATAACCTTGCTGCCATTTTATGGCATCCCGATATGGTGACCCATGCAAAAGGTAAAGCTGAGGTGTTCATTGATCTGAAAAGTGCGATCTATCAATCGGACATATTATCCACAAACGTTATCGCTGGAGGCGATAAGTACCGTGACGATCATATAGGCGTAGTATCCCTTGTTGAGGGATTGATCGCAGTTTAATAAGAAATACTTAATTCCAATCGACAACTGATGCAAAGCCCTGGCACACGGCCAGGGCTATCTAGAAATCATGGAACAATTTGCAAATTACTTAATGGTTTTCGTTGCTTTTATCTCTTCGATCCTCGGAGGGGTAATAACGATATACCGTTTGCTTAAGCCCGAATTTGAGAAGCAAAACAAAAGGTTGTTGAATTCGGAAACTGCTATTTATGGAAAGATTGATACGGTCAAAGAAAAATTGGACAACTCCATTACCGAGGTTGACAACAAGGTAATCGAGATTGAAAGGGATTTTCGTAATGAGCTTCACGAACTTAAGACTGAAATGGCAATAAATGCCGAAAAGGACAGGAGCCGTCAGGAGATCATGATTACACATCTTGAAGCAATCCGCGATGAACAATCTGACCAGAAGGAACAGATGAAGCAATGGCAAAAGAACATCGAGAACTTTTACCATTTGAACCCCGAATTAGTAAAACCAGACGCGCCAAAGAAATGAAAGTAACGTACAACGATCTTCGGGACTGCTTTGGTGATCTGGGTTACCGCTTCTTTCACAATGGGGCTTACAACCTAAACCTGTTCGGGATCCGGAGGGGCTTTAGCCCGAAAGATGAATTCAACGACCTTTTAGGAATTGCATTTCGTGATGCCAGTGGCCGACCCGTAGTGCTTTTACACAAAGGGACTACCAGTCCAGGGTTGTTCTGGCTCCGTAACCGGATGTTGAATAGTAACGGCACGGCCATTTTACAACCCGGACAATATCGGGGTTGCTGGCAAGTCGGCTTACATAAGGGTTATGAAGCCTTGGTTCAGGTTGGTTTTCCTTTTGATGTATGGCGCGACAATGACCGCGATGGCAAGCATGATCCTTCAGGAAGGACCTATACAGATGTAACCGGATTAAACGCCCATACTACTTCTTTCATCAGAGAGGTAGATAAAGTAGGTGCTTATTCGGCAGGTTGCCAGGTAAGGCAATTTGATAGTGACCATATGCATTTTATGTCGCTTTGCAAGCAGAGCGCAGGGCTATATGGTAATTCGTTCTCTTACACTTTAATAAACGAAGATGAACTCTAAGAAAAAATTTAAGGACACAAACTTTGGTAAGGGGCTGGGTGGCTTGATAAAAGGTGTGGCAAAAAGCACACCTGTATTGGGCGATATAGTAGAAAACCTCACTAGTCAGGATGGCGGTGAAGGTCGGATACATTTCGGTAAGCTTGCTTTTCAGGTAATCAGGATCATTGTATTGCTTTTCATGATCTATGAATACTACCAGGGGAATATTCCACTTGAAAAAATAATTGGCTATGGACAGTAAAGCAAAACAAATATTTGAACGCTACAGCGAGGTAAAAACAGTTTACCGAGTTGCCGGAACCCGCATCTATTTTACTTCAAAAGATGGTGCCGAAAAGCATGTTGAGACCGAAGGCGGGGAACTTATCCTAATCCAGAGGGCTGATGTTTTCCCGAAGGAAAATGATGCCGATGGATTACCTGACAAGAACTGGAAAAATGACCAGATCAAATCTTGGATGGAGGACAATGAAATTGAATTCACCCAACAGGACACCAAATCAACCCTGCTAGATAAGGTTGAAGCATTCCTGGAAAACGAACCTGAAGAATGAGCACCAAGGGAGTAATTATTAATAAAGAAACCCCAGCGGTCGGCGTAGGCGTGGGGGATTTTCGGACATCGGGATTGATCGCAAATGCGGTGGCCATTGCCAGTACTTTTGATCTTGCTACGGTTTACAAAATCAATTCTTTGCGTGATGCCGAGGCAATGGGGATCACAGAAGCGTATGATAAGGACAACGCTTTGATCCTTTGGCACCACATTAAAGAATTTTATGCTGAGGTCGGTTTCGATAGCAATGTTGCACTATATATATATGGTGTGGCACAAACCTCGACCATGAGCGATATGGTAGATGCAGCCGGGACAATCGGCAAAGGTTTGATCAATGGCGCACAAGGTGAATGCTTTCAAATAGCTATTGCCCGCAATCCGGCTTCCGGGTATTCGGCCACAGTTGTTGATGGTTTGCTGGATGAAGTTGTTGCTGCAATACCTAAAGCCCAGGCTTTGGTGGATTGGGCATTTAGTAAAATGTTCCCAACACGGATTATCCTGGAGGGTAGAAACTTTACCCCTCCGGTTTCAGGTGTGCAGGATTTACGCGACATTACCAACGTGAAAGCACCTAATGTTTCTGTAGTGGTAAGTCAGGACCTTGGATATGCAGCCAAAGATTCGGCCTTTGCAAATTATGCTGCGGTCGGTACTTTCCTTGGTACACTGGCCAAAGCTGACGTTCATGTAAACGTGGGTTGGGTGGACGAATTTAACCTAACCAATGCAGCATCGGAACGCTGGTTAAAGGCTGGTTTCAGTAATAATGAACCGGTTGAGAAATACCAAGAAGATTGGGAATTGCTCGACAATAAAGGCTATGTGTTTACCCAAACTTATCCGCGTGTGGATGGCTACCGATGGAACGGCGACCACACCTGTGTTGCAATTGAAGTGGACACTGAAGGCAATATGAACGAAAGCAACCAACGCTTTGGACGTACTATCGATGCCGTTTCCCTTTCTGCTTTTGGCGCTTTGGTTGGAAGGGTAAAAAGCCCTCAACCGGTCAATCCGTCAAACGGAAAACTACCAACTGTAATAGTTGCAGATTTCAAAGCGGTTGCCGAAAGCCGTATTGACGATGACCTCGATGGTAAACTTTCTGGTCGTGAAGTAATAATCGACAAAGAAAGTAACCTCCTCCCTCCGGTGGAACGATTGGACATGGCGGTAAAATGCGTACCGATGGGTTCAACCGGATCAATTAAAGTGAATATCGGATTAGTAAAACAATTATCATGAGCATAGCAACAGGCTTCGGCTGGAAAGATATCGACACGGTGATCCTTGGAAATATTCCGGTTTTCATTTCTGAAATAACCTATAAGGTTACTAAAAACCGACAAAATAAATATGGCAGGGGTGACCAACCGGTTGCCAGGGTTTCAGGGAATAAGGAATACGAATGCACCATGACACTGGGGATTGAGGAAATGGCACAAATCGAAGCTGCGGTTGCAGCTAAATACGGTGAAGGATATGATCCTACCGATGTTGAGCCATTTGATATCCCTGTGACTTACGACAATGGAAAAGTTGTTAAACAGGATGTGATCCGCGGATTTCAGTGGAACGAATGGGCGGGTGGAGCCTCGCAAGGGGATACCACTATCGATAAAACGTTACCGGGCATTTGTGCCGGGATTGACTTTGCAGTACCAATTTAATAATAAGAAATGAATAAGCTTAGTTTAAGACAGCTCCAAGAAAAGGAAGCAATGGAGCGAAGTGGGGTAACCCAAAAACAGCTAGAGGAATGGATGGACAAATATGGGGATGACAAGGTGTACGCCATTGAAGTCCCCATAGATGAAACCTACCGGGACTATGTGCTTGGTGTGGTCTATGATCCTCCAACCCCGGTATTGAACAACTACCTGCGAAAGGCCGAACGGGTACCCGTGGAAGCTGCCGAGGTGCTTGTTAGATCTTGCTGGCTTGGTGGCTATGAGCAGATCCAAACCGACCGTGGTTTGCTAATGTCCTTTGTTGGCCAGCTAAGTGAAAAGCTTGTTGGAGGTCAGGCCAGGATAAAAAAGCTTACGAGGACTACCCAGAATTAACCTGGTTTGACCAGCAGAACGCTTTAATAAAACTTCACTTCAAAATTGATCCTGAAAAATTGACCCGGGACGAATGGTTGTTGACAGCCCGCCAATTGAATTGGCTAATTGAAAACAATCAGGTGCCTGGGATCACCTTCGAAAAATGAGTTACCAGCTTGAAATAAAAGACAGGTATATCGATAGGTTGCAAAACAGTTTTCCTACGATAAACATCCCAAGGGTTGTACGGTCTCTGCCTACTTACGTTGCAGCTGTACCGGGCGAAAGCCGAAGGGGTGGCCGTTTTGAAAATGGCAGGTCTTTATTTAATACGCCCTATTGGGACACAGTAACCCTGGAAAGTGAGGTCAATAATGAAGTCGAGTTTTACACCTTTCAAAATGATCCTCTCGTCGATGGCTATTTTAAAAAGCAGATTTCGGAAACGGTTATCTATGAAGGGAAAAGCGTGATTGAGGCAACCAGTTCTAAAGCTGCCGAATTCAGGATCCGCGGACTGATCTGGAACAATGACAATGAATATCCGGAAGACCAGGTGAGGCAGCTTTATAAATTCTTTGATAATGCCAAGGATGTCAGGGTAGTATCAAGTAGGTTTTTTGACCTGTTTGATATTGAAAACATCGTATTTGAAACGATGCAGACCCCGGCAATTGTGGGCTATTCAGATTGCCAGCCCTATGTAATAACCTGTAGGGAGGCAAGGGATATCACACTTGAACTTAGGACACCAACTATCCAAACAACTTAAAATTTAAAGCAATGCGATTACTCACAATTTTACTTACATGCTTTATGTATGTGTACACACCAAAAGCAACTGCCGAAATTGGCAACTTTGAGCCACTGAACGAATTCACCTCAATAAAGGTGGATCTAAAACAGGAGCTTGGAAACAAGGCATTTATTGACCTGCCCAGAAACATACAGGTACTGAACACAGATGCAGCTATTGATACCCTACTAAAGAAAGGGGATCCGGTTGTGATATCCGGGGGGTATCAAGGATTTCCAAAGAAAGTCGAATTCGTTGGTTTTATTTCAAAGGTTCACAATGACCGACCAATAAGGATAGAGTGTGAAGACTACAACCAATTATTGAAGCTTGACACTCATTCATTTACGCTTAAAGATCCAACTTTGAACGATATTTTAAACCAGGTTTTAAACGCGGAAAATGTGCGGTTAAAACGTGGTGATCATCCATTTGATATTGAAGTTACAGACACCGGCAAGCTTTATGATTCCCTTTCGGTGGATCGGTTGAACGGTTCTAAGATCCTTGATAAATTGACAAGTGATTTTCCTTTTAGATCCTATTTCAAACATGACGCTGATACAGGGCGGGTAACTCTCTTTATTGGGTTTGCCTATTCTGATATACCTAATGCATCTAAACCAATATTAAGATTTGGTGAAAACGTACCTGAACGGAGTTGGAGGCTTACCTATAAAAACCCTGATGATAATCAAATACTGATCCGGGCAATTAGCAACCAAAAGAATGGGGAAAAGATAATCGTAGAGGTTGGTGATCCGGGCGGTGATGTCCAAACAAGGAACTTTCAAAAAATGGACAAAGCAAGGCTTACCGAGCTTGCAAATGAAGAGCTGCGTTTCGCTAAACGTGATGGTTTTGCCGGGGAGCTGACAGCCCTCGGCCTACCTCACGTGTCTTTTGGTGATGTAGTAAGGATTGAAGATCCTGTCTATTCCAAAACTGAATCGGAACATTATGTTGACCGGATTAGATGGGAGCTAAATTCTAAACCCGGTATTACTAGAAAGATCTCACTCGGTCTAAAAGCTTAAGCTAAATAAGATGGATGTAAAAGGATTAAGCCAGGCTTTGTGGGAATTGATCAAACCTAAATCAGTGGCCTTGAGTGTTGGGGTTATCCTCGAAGCTACTGTGCTTGAGGTGGATGAAACTTCATCGGTTTGTACTGTTCAGTTGACTGGCACAAATACCCGTATTGAAGCCCGGCTTAATTCTGTTTTATCAGGTTCAAACGATCAGTTTACTATCATACCTGCGATAAAATCGACCGTGCTGGTCCTGGCAATTGAAAACGATATTGATCAATTATCTGTGTGCCAGTTTTCAGTAATTACAAAGGTCAAATTCGGGGTTCATGGAAAATCGTTTGAGACTACCAAGGATGGGCATGTTTTTAACGGTGGGCAAAACGGCGGATTGGTAAAACTGGAAACGCTTGTTGATAGGTTGAACAGGTTAGAGGATAAAATGAAAACACACCAACATTTGACTACTTCTCCAGGTAACCCAACCACACCGGATCCGGCATCGAATCCGCTTTTTGTGAATACTAAAAAAAGCGATTTAGAGGACTCGACAATCAAGCACTAATGACGATATACCTACCCATACTTTTAGATGTTTTTAGGCTTATGTGCCTAAGTGTTTTGGTTGGCCTATTCATCCTATGCTTGTGGCATGGATGGTCAATAAATATAGGTCAACCCGGTTCTGGTTTCTATTTACATTTTGAGTCTAATGCGTTAAAAGATTACTTCAATGGAACGCTTTGACCTTGAAACAGATGGCAATAACCTGGCTGTTGTAAATGGGGACTTGGTGATTGCTGAAAGTAGCCAAACCCACATTCAAGAATTGGTTGGAAGCCATTTTGGGGACTTCCGTTTTTACCCTGGAGTTGGTGTTAATGCAACTGATTTTGCCAAGGCTCCAGTGAATAAAATGCGTGAATTGACTATGCGTATTTCAAGGGTTTTAAGGTCAGATGGTTTTACAGTTCAGAAAGTATCTATCGAAGTGGATGGATCAATAAGTGTATCGGCAAAATAATGGCAAGGGAAAGAAAGGAAATAACAGATTTGATAAAAGCCGAAATCAGGCAGAAGATCCCGGCTCTGAATAGCACTTCGGTAGCTGCAATCTATAACCTGATTGCCGATATAGTTGGCTATGCTATATGGTTGCATGAATCATTATGGGATATAGCGAAAGAAGAGATCCAGACGGCAAAAGATACGGCAATCGTGCAAACGGCTCCCTGGTATGCTGATAAAATGAAAGGCTTTCAATACCAGCCTGGGGTTACGGAATCGTTAATTGTTGATCCTGTTACTTATCAGGTCCGATATGATCCGGTTGATGAGTCTAAACAAATTATTGATCGTGTGGCCGTGACCGGTCTAGGTGCAATGATTGTCAAAGTTGCCAAGGCTTCTGGAGCTTTAACAAGTGACGAAAAGGTTGCAGCTGAAGCTTATTTGAGGGCTATTCAAAGTCCGGGGATGCAAATCAGTTTGATTAGCGAACCTGCCGATTTATTAAGCCTAACAGGAACGATACATTACAACGCCGAGGCCGGATTAGCTGATATTCAAACCGCAGTTGAAACGGCTATCAATCAATTTTTAACCGGACTTCCGTTTAATGGTGAGTTGCAAAAAAACGCACTAATTGACTCGGTCAGGAAATTGGAAAGTGTATCTGATGTTGATTTTACCTCTGTGCAGGTAAGGCCGGACGTAGGGACTTATGAAAACATAGGAAGGGTTTACTTCCCTTTCTCCGGGTATATCGAAGTTGATAATTTGAATTTGAACTATGAGCCGGTTTTTGCCTAAAAATATTGATGTTGGATTGTTGGTTTACCGGTTGCTTTCTTTCGGGAAAAGGGACGGTACGGTTCAGTTATTTATTGAAGCCTTACTAAGGCCGTTTGTAGATATTAATGTTAGTTTGATTGCTTTGAACAATACTATTCAGGATCACCTGAAGTACCCTGTTCAGCAATTGACTTTACAATTTGTACTTAGGACAAAGCTGGACAATCAGTCGATTACGGTTCAAACGAACATCCATAATACAAACGCCTTCCGAGTTAGTGGCCGGGGTGGTATGCCAAGGATCAGTACAAGTAGTGGTGCAAGGTGCTATTATAATTTAAACCGGGTTCCAGCTCCGCTTATTCCTGCAACGGTCATTGTTAATGCGCCTGGCTTATCTAACCAAGAAACAAAGATTAAAGAGGTGTTAGAAAGATATCTGCATGCAGGTACTTTTTATAATATAGTGTATTAATGAAGAAATTAAACCTACCCGTTAAAGATATTGATATCACGTTGCTTGACCTGAAGCACTTGGCCGATATTACAGCTGATTTAGCTAAATCGGTTGGTGGTGCGGTCGCTGCTTTGTCTGGGGTTACTAGGCTTGTAGGTGTAGAGGTTAGCCAGGCTGGAAATGATTATTCAATTACTGAAGGGTATTTGTATTACAATTCAGAATATTATAAAGTTGATGCCTGGAGCGGTACAAGTCCGGACGGCATTCAGGTTCCTTTATTGGTTTCAATTTCGGAGGATGCCAGCGATGAGCCACACCCAATCTATGAGGGTAATCAGGTCGTTGGATCCCATGTACTGAAGACTGAGGATAAGATTACATTCACATTTGGAAACCCAGGTGGATCTGGGGTGTCTGGATATATAGCGGATTTCGATCAAATTTCGAACAATCCGAAAGATGATTTAGCAGCGGTTAAAGCGAGCTTAACCAATAGGTTGTTTTTGAAAGGTATGATTGTGGATCAATATGTTAACGCTAGTGATCTAGCCGTTTTCTTGCAAAATTTCGACAGTTCTGGTCTAGGATTGAATGAGTATGCTGGTTTTGCAATGTGTAATGGTCAAAATAATACTCCTGATTTGGGGGGGCTTGTTACCGTAGGTCATAAGGCAACTGATGCGGATTACAATACAATTGCTGTAACTGGCGGTCAGAAGGAAGTGACATTGAATACAAACCAAATGCCTTCTCATAGTCATAGTGTTACTGATCCTCAACATAGTCACGGCGTGAACGACCCAGGCCACAACCATAGCAATGGCGCTTTTGATAGGTTGTCTAAGGTTGATAGTCAGGACACTATTGATTCTGGATTAGATAATACTAACAGCACAGGAACCGAGCCAAACCTTTTGAATACGGCTACTATTCAAAGTAGAGAAACAGGAATTACAATCCAAAACAGTGCCACAGGTATAACTGTCAATGACGAAGGTAACGGTGAACCTCACGAGAACCGCCAGCCGTACATGGTTTTGTACAAATTGATGAAGTTGTAGTGCTATGGCAAAACTTAGCGAGGGGCAAAACATTATTGATCTGGCTGTACAGGAAACTGGGAGCGTTGAGGGGCTAATATCGCTTGTTAAGCGAAACGGGCTTAGTGTTAATAGCCGAATGAATGCTGGAGATGAATACGAAGTAAATGAAGATGATGTTAGCGATGAACAAACAAAACGATATTTTGATCAAAGGAACATTAGGATTAACACGGGCGAAAAACCTGCCCCTTTTGTTTTTAGGTTTAGCAGTGCTGCTACTCGGATGCAAATCCATTTTAATGGCCAGGGCACTGGAAAAATCAGCTGGGGCGATGGCTTTCTTGAGGAATTTACACTACCGGTCACACTAAGCCATGACTATTTAGCGGTTGCGGATCGGACGGTTGCAGTAGGGTTTAGCGCACCTTCTACAGTGACCAACATCGATCTGAAGAACAATAAAATTGAGACCGCTCCTAGCCTTGCCGGTTTCCCGAATTTACGTGAGATAGACCTATCGGGTAACATAATGGAAGAAGCCGAGGTAGGGCGTTTTATCCAAGAACTTTTATCCGGAAAAGACAACATTGAGGTCAATTTGATGGGCATGCTTCCGCCTGCCAGTATCGGCCCTGTGTTGCAAGATTTGAGTGTAAATAAGAATGTTTTAGTGTTTGTGTTTAGGTTGGAAGCGGTTTTAAAAGTTAGTTAGATTATGGCTATTATAAAGGGTAATTGGAGATTTGGAATTAATGATTATTCAGCCTCCGAATATGCGTCTGTTTTAGGCTTTATAAGTAAATCAGGTAAAGCTGGAAATAATGCTGCGCCAACCATAGAAACCGGTACGAACAAAGGACCTGTTTCAAAATTAAGCGAAATTACTAGTGGTCATGTGGAATTCGTGATTGGTACAGGATACTATTCAAATTTTTACATAAACGAAATAAATTTAAGACTGCACGTAGATGGTTTAGTTATACTCGACGGAAATAACCAAAACATTTTGATGAAGGGAACACCATTCGTCCGTGGGAATGGTACATGTATAATTCAAAATTATAACCTGTTTCGTTTCGATAGGTCTGATCCGGGAGCCCTTAGGGATTGTATTGTTTTAAATACGCGCTTTTTTGTTTCCAATACAACAGATTCGGGATCGATAAATACAATTTTTATATTAAGTCGATGCTTGACTGCGAATATTAATTTCGATTCTTGCATTTTCTTTGATAGTGAATTAACGGCTGGACACTATAAGAACTGTGTTTTTGTGAATTGCGTTAATATGTCGCTGCAATCTGCTGACAATTGTTTATTCTTTAATTGCACTGATACAAATGGAAACAATTCAATCGGAACAAATCCGGTGATTCTATCGGAAGACCCATTTCCTTATGCGGAATTTTTTGATTTTACTCCATCCTCTGCATCGGAAAACTTGGTTTTATCAAGGTTGCCAAATAATCTATTTTGTAAAAAATCGTCTTTACTGAAGAGGTTTTATACCCAAGGCCCTTCAAGTTCCGACACATTGCGAATGGTAAACGCAGTAAACAGTCACCCAACTATATCTGCTAGCAGTTCAGGTGAATTGAGCATACCTTCAGGAAATGACTATTTAGAAATTGGTACGGAGGCCAATCCTATTCAGTTGGAATTCAAACAAGCTGTTGGTAAGATTTCATCGATCGGATTTTTTGATGCTGCTGGTTTGGACATACTCAGAAAGGATAGTTCTTCTGACGTAAATCCAGCACATTTAACCTATGAAATGAAATACCGTGCTAAAGATAACATACCTTGGTCGACCCTCCCTTGGCTGAAATTTAGATTTGACGTTCAGCCTACGGTTAATTTGGATCAAAATGGTGTTATTGTTAAATCCAATGGTGAGGATGGGTTTGATTATAATTCTGAAGTAAGGATTGTAGCAAAGGAATTATTGATACGCCTATGGATAAAGGATCAATATGTTGAAACTGCTATTTTGTAATAATGAAAGGCTTTGCGATAAAAAAAGGTGCTCGGATTGCACTGGACAGCATTGGTTTTAAAATTCAGAATGGTATCCGCGCCGGAAGTTTAAACGGGTTCAATATTTCAAGCATTCTATTAAAGCTAGACACAGTTGATATTAAGGATATGTTTGCCAACATCGATCAGATTGTCATTTCTAATATAGAAATAAGAAATCTAGAAGTGAATGGTGGATCGTTGATTATACCTTCTGTTAGTCTCGGTCAAAACGCCCTAAATGAGGAGTTTTTCTCCTCGCTTGAATTAGGAAGTTATGAGATTTTTTGCGATCTGGAAGTTACTGTATCTTCAAAATATATTTTATTGAGAAATTATAAATTAAATCTTAAATCCCTAGAATATGAGCCTAATTGATCTTCAAAAGGAATTTAAAGAAGCAAGGAACGAATATTATGACTTGACAAAGCAAATTGCACAAGAAGAGGGTCTTATTACTAAAAAGGAGTTAACAGATATATCGCTACGGATTGAAAATGATCCATTTAGGTTTGTCCTGTCTAGAAAGAATAAATTTGACCAGGTTTACACATTCACTATCACTGATCCAGAAAACAAAGTAATGATGGAGAAGCTTTATTACGGAGTTGCAACAAAGCTAATAGATGCTATGAAGTACTTACTTGAAAGTGATAGAAAGAACCTGATCAAGAAACTTGACACGTTAACAGACGAAATAGTAAAGGAAAGAACTTCCCTGCAAACAAAATAATTAGCCCCCGACCCCTTCATCTCAACGCCAATCAAGACTAGAGTACATACTAAACCAGCATGCCGGGGGCAAGCCCTCGGGTGCTGGTCTTTTTAGTACGTCTTGATTGGCTTTGCAAATATACAACAGAATGAAAACACCAATCTCATATTACGGAGGCAAACAACAATTACTGCCAAAAATTTTACCACTTGTTCCAAAACATAACATTTATACCGAATCTTTTGCCGGCGGTGCGGCACTGTTCTGGGCTAAGGATCCTAGCAAAATTGAGATAATAAACGATCAGAATGGGGAGGTTACAAATTTCTATTATTGTCTTCAAAACCATTTTAAACAGTTGCAAAGTTTAGTCCGGTCAACATTACATAGCAGAGAGTCTTATCTAGATGCAAAGCACATCTATGAACGTCCTCATCTACACACCAAAGTTAGGAGGGCTTGGGCGTTCTATGTAGCTACACAGCAAGGGTTTGTTTCTAAGATAGGGTCGTGGGGCTATGATAAAAAGAAGCCTAGTATGGGCATTAAATTAGCTAACAAGCGCGAAGCTTTCAAAACCTACTATCAGGAGCGGCTAAGTTATGTGCAAATAGAAAACAACGATGCGGTCAAGATTATTGGATCACGCGATGATCCTGAGGCATTTCATTACGTAGATCCGCCATATGTAAATAGTAATTGCGGGCACTATTCTGGTTATAAAGTTAGTGATTATCAGGCACTTTTACAAACTTTAGGCGCTGTGAAAGGTAAGTTTTTATTAAGTTCTTATCCCTCTGAAGAGTTGTCCCAAGCAGTGCGAAAATATGGTTGGATAAGCGATGAAATTACAATGCGTATGAGCGCTAGGAAGGGTAAAAGTAAGGTTGAAGTTCTCACAAGGAACTACGAGGTATAAAATCTAAAAAGGGGCTGTACAGCCCCTTTTCCATCAATAATAGGTTTGTTTTTCACAATGTTTTCTAAACTCTGTATCGGTCATAGAATTTATCGTATCTAAACTGCTACGGTCGAAAAGATATGTACCCATCATATCCTCTTCATCTTCTCTTATGATTGCTATTTTATTATCGCCTTCCTCTATTAATCGGTAGGTTACTGCGGTCTCTCTTAGTATCTTTTTCATATTAGAGAGTCTTTAGCTTCAGTGATTCAATAAGACTTACAAATTCCTCCTCGTTCAAGGTTTTCAAGAATTCGCTTGTGTTTTCTTTTACATGAGCGACTGATAATTGATCTTCCAATCCATCTACTGATCTTTCAACCCTGTAACCCTTTAGCCCTTTGACTAACTTGTAACTCACTGTTACTTTGACCTCTTTTTCTACGTTTTTCATAGCTCTAAGGACGATCATTCAGTTCAAGTATCCGAGTTCTTTAACTCTGGATAACTCGCAGTTAAACCAGCGTTTAAGTACCGTTTATTTGCTAAATTACACCATTAAAAATGTACTATTGGTTTTTTAAAAAAAATGTACTATTCGATTCGACGATTATATTAGGATGGTTGTGGAAGGGAAAGCAGTTCAAAATTTAATTAATTCTGATACTTTACCTACATCCCAATACATTGATAAGAGGTCTTGATAAATAGTAGGATTATCCGGAGCTAA